AACAACGCGGTCAATGCCGTCGGCGTCGCCCCTGCTTGTATCATCGGTTAATCGAACAATCCGCAGCGATAGCTGCGAATAACAGGAAGTGAACTATGAGTGTCCGAGTAGGCGACAGACAACAGGGAAAGCTTCAGGTTTTGAATAAGGCGAGGGTGTTGAAAAGATACACCCTCGCCGTTCTGAAAAATGATAAATACTTCCCGAAAAGCGTGCGCTGGATGTATGCGCAGCCAATACATCAGGAGATGAGAGCCGCATGTTCGTGCATCAGACGGGCCAACGCGGTCAGAGTCTCCGATACGATAAACAAAGAAAACGAATACAAATATCGCAGGATGCAGCAGGTTGAAGCCTACGCTCACCTTGAGGCTCTGCTCGACCTGATAGATGATGTTTACCTTGCCAGGTATATATCAGGACGTCAGGCGGAGCACTGGACTCAGCTCATAGTGGAAACAGAAGAATATCTTATGGCATGGGTTAGATCCGACGCCGAAAGATATAAATAGGGTGGTCGCTATCCGCTCCGGTCTCCCAACCCGTGGAACGCCAACAATGTCCGCAACGTGAACACCGACGGCTCGTTGAACAACAACAACGCGATCAATGGCAACGGCGTCGCCCCTGATTGTGAGGAATATGCCAGTTCAAGTAGTCCATAGCAGACCAAAGCAGCGCATCTCACACAAGGAGCGGCCATCCTGACTCTTATAAGGAGCAAAATTCTACAAACGACAGAAGCGTCCTGCGGGACGGTCTTCTTATATGCGTTTGATGTTTTATGTCATACAAGGAAGTCATTGATTTCGACAACTTATACGATGGTCTGACCAAATGCTGCAGAAATGTCAGATGGAAGGACAGCGTAGTAGGTTACGAAACCAACGGACTTAAAAACACATACAGGCTCAGGAGAGACCTTCTCGAAGGCAAGTATAAAATCTCCAAATATCAGCGCTTTAAGGTCTACGAACCGAAAGAGCGCGATATTGTGGCGACTCGCCTCCGTGACAGGCAGTTTCAGAGAGCTCTTTGTGACCGCGGACTGTATGACATGATGACAAAGTCCTTTATACATGACAACTGTGCATGTATGCAGGGCAGAGGTGTCGACTATACGCTCAACAGGCTGACGGCACACCTCCGGAAATACAGACAGAAGTACGGCACGGACGGATGGGTTCTGAAATGTGACATTCACCACTATTTTGAATCTATTCCGCACGATGTCGCCAAGTGTGCGATCTTGAAAAGGGTTCCTGATCCTGACATCGCCATGAGAGCCTGCGAGATAGTGGACTCTTTCGGCGGAGACAAAGGCATCGGTCTCGGTTCTCAGGTGTCGCAGCTCATCGCCCTGGCTGTTCTCGATGATATGGACCATTTCATCAAGGAACGGCTTCGGGTTAAGCATTACATCAGATATATGGATGATTTCGTTCTTATTCATCCTAACCGGGAATATTTAAGGTTCTGCAGGACGGTCATCGAGGCAAAACTCAACGCGCTCGGTCTCACTCTTAACAGAAAGACGAGGATCTACCCGTTGAAGCAGGGCGTGAAACTCCTTAAATGGAGATTCATTATCAAACCGTCGGGCAAGATCCTCCGGAAGATGGATAAGAAGAAACAAGGCAGGCAAAGGCGAAAGCTCAGGAAGATCTTCGCAAAAGAATACGCGGGGATATATCCGAAAGGTTCCGCTAAGGTCTCATTTATCTCATATCTGGCCAACGCTTCCAGAGGCAACACTTATTATGAGCGCCAAAGGATGACCGAATTCTATAACAAACAGGAGGAACACTTCCATGAGCAACATCAATTACAAGGAACTGGCAAGAGCTGAGGCTCTGGCTGCGGCACAGAGAGACGAGATGATCGACGTCTTACAGTTAAGATACGCAAAGGCTTGCGAAGAGCAGAACGAAGAAGATGCGGCTATGTATGCCAGGAAGATCCGCAACAAACTCCTTGACGCAACTGACAAGGATCTTTGCGCAGACAGGTCGACAGAACACAAGAACCTTTACAAGCCTTACCGTCAGGCTCTCCGTGATCTTCCCGAACAGAAGGGCTTTCCTTTTGAGATCGAATGGCCGGAGGCACCTACTGAGTGACGTCGCTCGAGACCATTGAGAAGCTCTGCGCGATTATAGAACTTCAAGCCGAGATCATCAACGAACAGGCCGAAGTTATCGCCCGGAGTAAAGTAGAGGACGCGATCGCGTCAGAATTGACGCGACTGCGTGACCTCGCCGAAGAAAAGAGGCGATGCCTATGAAAGAAGATATAATCATGCCCATTGTGTTAGCGGTTATCGGTTCCGGCGCTTTGTTTACATTTATCCAGTTCCTCATCACTCTGGCCTTCTCAAGGAAGGACAAAGTGATGAGATAGATCAGAAGATCGACAAGCTCGCGGACAAGATGGACGAGAATCAGGCGGTCCTTGCCAGGACTCACATCCTCCGGTTCTCCGACGAGCTCAAAAACGGAATACATCACTCTGCGGAATACTTCCGTCAACAGCTCGACGACTGTGACACTTATGACCGCTACTGTGAAGAACATCCGAAATTCAAGAATTCCTACACAATGACGGCGAATAAACACATCAAGGAGACCTTTGAACAATTAACGAAGGAGGGCAAGATCTAAACGATTCTGACCGAACTCTTGAAGTTCACTGTTGTGGGCTTCTTTGTGACAGCCCTGGCTGTCCTTATTTACATATCAACGAAAGAAGGAGAAAAATAATGAATGATTTAGGTTTTATAGCATTTCCTGCCATTGTAGTGCTTTGTTATCTCGTAGGCGCTACTTTTAAGGCTATCAACAACGACACACTTAACAAGTTCATCCCGATGATCTGTGGCTTCGTGGGCGGTGTCCTGGGCATCATTGTCTTCAAGACCATCCCCGGATATATCCCTGCGGACAACTGGCTCATGGCTCTGGCTATCGGAATCGTTAGCGGTTTCGCTTCCACCGGTATCAACCAAGTCTATCAGCAGTTTACGAAGGAAGAGTATTACGAGATCGACACCGACGAGGAAGAGGTTGAGACACCGACAGGAACCTCGGAGGGTAATTGATGGCGGGCGGTGCTACCCTTGCCGCCAACAAGATCCAGAGCTGGAACGGCTACTCTGAGGCGGTCAAGGATGGAAGAGCCCAGAAGTACATCATGAAACCCTACAACAAACTGACAGGAAGAAAACTGAATGTCAGAACAACGGCATGGTGTCAGATCACAGTAGTCTCTGACTTCTATCAGACCAAGAGCGTGACGAAGTACACAACAACAGCAGGATGCACCCAGGCGATGAAGTGGTACAAGAATAAGAAGCGCTTTAAGAAGCGCGGAACAAAGCCAAAGCTCGCCTGGCATGTCTTCTATAACTTCAAAAACCCAAAGTTGACGACTCGCTCGACGCATACGGGCCTTGTTATCGGTGTAAACGGCAACAAGATCATCGTCAAAGAAGGAAACGCGGGAAGCCCCGGACATGTCAAGTCCAGGACTATCGCATATAACTCGAAATATATCGTCGGGTTTGGCGTTCCTTATTATAAACAGTAAGATCTCCATATCGGATCACCTCCAGAGAAGTCCCCACGGTTTCAGCAGCGCCGTGGGGCTTTTCTAATGTTTGACTTTTTGTATGGTTTTTGTATTTTCGGCGGCGGACAGTCGGAACGATTAAAAGTACAAAAGCCTTAAAATCAAGGACTTTTCAATGATTTAAGTCCACCAGAAAACGCACATTCGTGGGTTCGAGTCCCACAAATGGCTCCAAGTAAAACCCCCGTGGCTATTATGTCGCGGGGGCTTTTTCATTTTCTGATGTTTGACTTTTTGTATGACTTTTTAATTTTCCACAGATTTTAGGCGTTCAAAAGTCAGGTTAATGACCTCTGCAGCTCTCTCTAACTCGCCACTGACTTCGTGCTTATAGGTTCCCCATGTGTCGAAGCTCTCGCTATGTCCGACCAGCGTCTTAATGGTCCCTTCTGCGAGATGCGTCTGGGAGCTGACAATCGAGACGAATGTGTGCCTGAGCGAGTAACAAGTTCCGGGAAGGTTTCTCTCGGCCTTGAGCTTATTCCAGTCTTTTCTGACGATGTATTGAGCTGCAGGGCCGCCGTAGATATTGCAGAAGATCCACGGAGTTCCAAAATTATAGTCTCGATTGCGTTTTATTGTGTCCGTTATAATGGACTCTGCCATCGGAGGCAGGGGGACGAGACGGCGGGCGTTTTTGTTCTTCCCCTCGGTGACTTCTCCAACGTCATTGATCGCTCTTGAGATCCGGAGGACATGGTCCTTTAGATCTCCCTCCTGGATGCCGAGGCACTCACCGGGGCGAAGGCCACACAAAAGCATCACCTTGAAGGCACCCGCAAACCAGAGCGAAGACGGCTCGAAAAGCCGAGCGATGTCGGAGGGCTGTAAGATCTGACGCTCCCCCTTCTTATGACCTTGAGGGATATACAGGGAGCCACGCCATTCATCACAGTAATAATTGACATAGGCGAACTTATGAAGACCGACGAGGATCGCGCGAAGGTGACACATCGACTTGTATGACAGTGGTCCGGTGTGCCGTTTTTGCGGCCTGGCTTCGTTCAGAACAGTCTGCCAGTCTCGGAGGGTGAGATTATTCATTCTTTGTTTGGAGAGCTTAGGAAGGACGTACAGGCGCGTGTAGACCTCGGTCTGTCTGTATGTGTCCCTCCGACCGAGCCGAGCTTCGATGTCTCGGAGGTATAACTCGACGCACTTCTCCACAGTGATCTTCTGGGAGCCTCCGAACTCGATCCAGTCGTCATATTTATCCATGACCTCGCGCTTACCGCGGAGCCCTGGCGTTGAACTGTAGAATGTCTTTTTTATTCCATTCTTTTGACCTTGAACTATCCACAAGTTCCTCGATCTGTTCCACTTAGGTGTTGCCATTATTCGCCTCCTGCATGTCAAGAAGAGCCTGATAGTAACCTAACAGCTTTTTATAATTCTCATTGGATAGTTTTGAAGTATCGAGTTCTTTTGTGAACACGATCTCGTCACCAGAACCTTCCATTGGAGCGTCATAACCTAATAACCAGGCAGGAGACACATTGAGAGCTCTGGCCAAGTCGACGATCTTGCTCTGCTTCGGAATCATCTCGCCCTTCAAATAACGCGAAATAGTCCCTTTGTTTATTCCGCTTTTTCTCGCAAGCTCGATGGGTAACATTCCGCGAATCTCGAGCGCTTCCTTTAATCTCTCTTTTATCGTATGCACCAAATCACCGCCTTCCAACCGCATTATATTACAAATGTATTTCGGTTGCAAAAACGGGTTGCGTTTTCGTAACCGAGTGATAAGATACAGTTAAGGTTGCGAACACGCAACTAATCAAGGAAGGAGGTAAACCGATGAAACAAACCTTTAAGACGGAAAAGCTCAGAGCTCGCATAATTGAGCGCTACGGGGATCAGAAGAAATTCGCCGAAGCTCTTAATACAAGCGAGTCAACGCTTTCAAGGTATCTGTCGGAGGGTAAGGACTGGAAAGGCACTCTGATAATTAAGGCCATCCGTCTCTTGGAGATCTCCGATGATGAGGTAGACTCTTATTTTTTTGAGCCTGCGGTTGCGATAACACAACCAAAGGGGAGAATATGAGCATCCCGGCAAGAAAAGCGGGTATGCGCTTCCCGCGAATCTATCAAGCTTTTGACTCGTTGCAGGAAATCGCAGACGTCATCAACAGGTCGAAGTCATACGTCAGCAAAGCGCTCAAAAAAGGTTTCACAGCAAGAGAGTGGGAAATGCTTGCAGCCTACTCACACCGGAACGATTTAGCAAGCGAAAGGAAGGCATAAGATGGCAAACAGAAAGAAAGAACCAACGGCTGCGGAATTAGAGGCACAGATCGCCAAATTGCAGAAGCAGCTCGAAGAGATCCAGAACAAAGACACAGATCTGACAAACATCAAGGCAGGCGACCATTTCATGTGCTGCGGTTTTGAGTGGGTATGTTTAGATCCTGATTATCAGGAAATGGGCGGAAAAGAACACGGCGGAGACGACGGTGTCCTCGCTATAATGGCGAAGCTCTGGAAGGATAATGTCATCTTCTCGGAGGCTAATGACCAGAATTATAGGAACTCGGACATCAGGAAGCTCTTACTCAAGGAGCTCGCCCCGAAACTTGAGGACCGAGTTATTAAGCACTTTCCCGACATGTTAATGGAAAACGGCAAAGAGCTCGAAACAGGCTACTATGCCGATCCTGTCTTCTTACTTTCAATTCACGAATACATCAGATATGCGAACCGCGTCCCTTATGACGATTACAGAGACAGCGACGGAGATGCTACATGGTGGTGGCTCCGGTCTCCCTACCCGTGGAACGCCATCGCTGTCCGCGGCGTGAACACCGACGGCTCGTTGAACAGCGGCTACGCGATCGGTGCCACCGGCGTCGCCCCTGCTTGTATATTCATCCGTTAATCAAACAATCCGCAGCGATAGCTGCATAAAGAAAGGACAGACTAAGATGAAGATTATAACGTTTTTGTTATCACTTGCACTTTTATCGTTGGGTTTCGCAGGTGGTGTTGCATTTTATAACGATATTCACCAAAGACACGATCAAACAGCTCAGGCTCGAAAACCGTCAACTCCGCTCTGATATGAGACTGCTCAAAAGGCAGAAGAAGGACACCGTTGAGGTTATCTATTCAACAGGTTTTGACGGCGAGACGACAGTAGATCCTCCGGAAGACTACTGTAAGAACCTCTTTGATCCGTTTTAATCGCGAGGTGACGATATGGCCGAGATATATAAATCAGGACGCAAGACTTACGTCGCAGATAGAAACTTCAACGAAATGCACAAGGCAGCCAGGAGATACTTCCACACGACCAGCGCGAACATTCTGATATTCCGTGGCTGGGAGTTCGAGGATGGTCTCTACTTTGAAGATCCTCACCGCAGGAACGCTCGGATGGTATGGGTGGCAGCCTACTCGAGAAAAGCAGGAACCGAAACGCAGCTCAGGATCAGGAAATACGTCGAAGAGCTGCATCGCGGAAAGGGGTGAACTTATGCCAGGCAGAACTTTCCCGCCAACCGTCAGCACGGTGCAGGCTCTTGATAACTTCGTCTACTGGTTAGACGAGAAGCTCAAAGACAGGAATATGTCTCGCAACGATCTCGCCAGAGCGCTGGGCATCGAGCGCAAGACATTGGGTGCGATCTTCACAAAACAGAGACAGCCGAAACTTGACCTCGTTGTCAGATGCTTCGATTACTTCGGAGAGGCTTGGGTTTATGTGAGATTCGACAAAGACATGAAACAGATATAAGGAGGAAGACAAAGATGGCAAGAATAACTCAGTGTGACAAGATAGTCGCTTTTATTACAGAACACGGAAGCATCACGGACAGACAGGCCACGAAGCTCGGCATCAGAAGACTCGCATCGAGGATCTGGGACCTCAAGAGCCACGGCTACAAGATCAAGACAGACCTGATTAAGGTCAAGAACCGCGATGGCTCTTATAGCCACGTCGGAAAGTATTCCTTTTTGAGTGTTCCGGAGGTGTGACATGTTTATCAAACTTCATGGAGTTTTAGGCCAGCGCCTAATTTTCAATATCGACCACATATCAGGCTTCCAGGAGATAACAGAAGGCTCGAAGCATGCCTCATCACTTGCACATGGCGGAAAGACTTGTGTGCAGCTCGGAGATCAGATGGTCCCGGTTAAGAACACGATCGTTCAGATCGAGAACATGCTCAAGAAGGCGGAGCAGATCGGAGGTGCTAAATGAACATGACAGCGATATTTATGACAGCCATCATCTGCGTGACCATCGTCGCGATCTGTTGGATCACCCGAGACAGCGGAAAAGGGAAGGGAGGCACCACATGAAGAACAAGATCCTCGAGACGGATGTCTCTGCAGCTCTCGAGACAATAGCCAGGGCGCTGCGTAATTACTCAGGCGAGCCTCTTACATGTCACCTGTTCGTTGAGACCAGGGAGAAGGTCCCGGAAGAAGGAACGGACTTCTATGCGTTTGAGGTCAGGAAGAACGACGAAGTGATCTACGAGCTCGGTCGGAGGGTAGCCTACTGTTGGGACGATGACAACGGCGGGAATGAAGTGATCCGTGAGACATATAACTGTTTTGGAGGTCACTGCGATGGAACCGATTAAAGACTGTGAACACTGCGCTTTTTATGTTGAAACGAAGAGCCTCCTGTCAGATGGCTTCTGCTATGCCAGGAAGAGCAAACCTGCACCGGTGCGCAAATGGTTCACCAAATGCAAGTTTTGGGTTGAGAAGGGAGAAGAGAATGATTCAAAGGGATGAACACAAGGATGGCTATACGGTCATCGCTAACAGCGTCCTGACCGATACCAGGCTCTCGTTTGAGGCCCGGGGCTTCCTTGCCTATCTTCTTTCATTCCCGGACGATTGGAACTTCACTGTTAGAAACCTCGCGCGTTCATGCGGATGTTCGACAGATAAGATCGTGAGACTCTCGAAAGAATTGAAAGAGACAGGATATATCACCCAGAAGCAGAAAAACGACAGCAAGGGCCATTTTGGTGCTATTGAGTGGGAAGTCTCGGAGAATTGCACCGTGTTCGAGAATAACCGTGTGCGGAAAACACCGAACACGGCAAAAGTCGAACACGGGGACCGCGTTCGAGAAACACCGCGTTCGGACGAACCGTGTGCGGGTTCCCCGGAACACGGAAAAGTCGAACACTTACTAAATACTAATAATAACCAAATACTAAATATACAAAATACTAATAAAGAACTAAATACGAAAGAGAAGGCCGCGCCTTTTTCGGCTCAATTAGAGCCTCTTTCACCCGAAATCAGGGCCGTTTTTGAAGAATTCATCAAGATGCGCAAGAAGATAAGAGCACCGCTCACAGAGAAAGCTCTCGAACTTGCCATCAAAAAGGCGTTCAATCTGGCCCAAAATGATCCCGAAATGGTCAAGGCCATTGTAGAGCAGTCGATCATGAAGTCATGGCGCGGTCTCTTCGAGTTAAAGGACGATCAGGGCATAAAGAAGGCAAAAGGTAACGAATTCATCGACATGTTAAGAGAGGAGGCAGTGGGTAATGACTGAAAAAGAGACAAAGATGATCCTCGCGATCCTGAGACAGAACTACAAGAACGCAAAGATCGAAGATCCGCAGGCGGAAGTGCAGCTCTGGCTCAAAAACTTCGGAAAATATCCGGTGCAGATCGTAAGGATAGCGGTCGAGTGGCATATGAAAGATTCAGAATTCTGGCCTACTACTTCGGCGATGAATAAGCTCCTGCCCAGGGCCGAGATCTATGCAGAATGGCTCAAGAACAACGAAAAACCCGCAAACGCTCTCGAAGCTCCTGCCCAGGCGAAAGTCACAGCCATTCCTGACGGCATGAGCGAGGATGAATTCATAGACAGGTTCATCGAAGCACAGATCGAATGGGAGAAAGAAATGTGGCCCGATGACGGCAACGATGCAACAGCGGGGTTCCTGCCTTATGAAAAGTGAATTTTATCTGCGTTTTGAGAACGGCATGCCGAAAGGCACGGCACAGCAAAAAGGCGAGCGCATCAAATACAGGAAGGTCGGCGCGAAGATGGTCCCGTATATCGACCATTACCGAAAACCCGAAGTTCAGGCACAGCGCAACCAACTCATTTACATGATGAAAAAGTACAGACCGAAGACACCCAGCGACAGGCCGATCAGGCTCCTTGTTTGTCTCTACTTCGACATTAAGCAGCCTAAGAAGCTCTGGGGAACATACAAAACAACAAGGCCCGACTGCGACAACTATGTCAAGGAGATCAAGGATTGCATGACAGAGGTCGGTTTTTGGGAGGACGATGCCCAGGTCGTAGATCTTCACGTCATAAAAAGATTCGCAGAGAAGGCGACGATTTTCATACAAATGGAGGAACTAAGTGATGAATAACAATGTGGTGATGATAAAAAGAGAATTCCTGCATCCGCATCCGGACAACCCGAGGAAGGACCTCGGTGATCTTTCGGAGCTGAGGGAGAGCATAAAAGAACACGGTGTTATGCAGAATTTAACCGTAACACACGAACGTAATTATGTCGGCCCGGATCTGAGAGATGATTATATCATCCTGATCGGTCACAGACGCTTTGCGGCCTCGGAGGGTATTCTTGACGAGCTCCCTTGCGTTATTGTTGACGGGCTCACAGACAGGGAACAGGTCGGCATTATGCTCTGCGAAAACATGCAGCGCTCAGATCTGACGTATATCGAACAGGCTCACGGTTTCCAGATGATGCTCGATCTGGGCGATACTATTCAGACCATTTCAGAAAAGACAGGCTTCTCAAAAACGACCATCAAGCACAGGATCGAGATCGCGAAGCTCTCCGACGATGCTCTCAAAGAAGCACAGGACTGGTTCCAGCCTACTCTCACGGACTTCATAGAACTCGAGAAGGTCAAGGACATCGACAAAAGAAATGAGATCCTTGAAGACTCAACATGTTCCAAAGAACTGCAGGAAGCAGTTAAAGATTACATTGAGGATGAGCTGCACGATTCAAATTATGCTTACTATGCCAAGATCTTCAACGATGCAGGCTGGAAAGAAGTCACTCAAGACAAATGGTTTTATTATCACGATGAATTCAAGAGAACAGAGACGGCTCTCGACAGCATAGACCTCGATGCGAAACTTATTCCGGAGAAGTCGGTCAAGAAGCTCATCGACGGAATAAAGGGAGAGATTCATTTCGGGCGCTCGTACAGATCTATCCAGGTCAGAAAGTTTCAAAAGAGCAAAAAGGAGTCCAGAGACGAGGCCGAAGCCAAACAAAAGGCAAAGGAAGCACAGCTCAAGAAAAACAAAAGAGCCCTCCGAGACATCCAGGCGGAAGTATGCGACTCATACATGGAACTGATAATCAACTCAACGCTCGATCATGATGTCAGCAATTCGACACTCTATTGCCTTTTAGACTGCGCGAGAGAGGCGAGCTGCACACTCTACAACCTCGAGGAAAAGGTCAAATATACGACCACTATCGTGTCAAAGAAAGGATATGAGAACCCGGAGAACAATCCGATGTCAGACTTCGCTGACTGGACTCCCGTCTTCCAGCTTTTAGGAAATATCTACTGGAGCCTTGCAAACTCATATAACAGCTTCGTCGATTACTCCGGAAGAGCCAACAAAGAGCTTCTGACTAATCACAAGGTCCTGCAGGACATTCTCAAGGATGAATTTGGTTATCACCCGAGAAAGGAATGGGAGACGATTCTGGACGGAACAAGCGAGCTATACGTTAAGGAGGCTAAAAATGAAAATCGTAATGGAAGAGTTTGATGAAAACGATATTAACATCCTGGCTAAACTGTGCAGGGAAGGGAAGATCCACAGCTTCTCAATAACAGATGAGTATGACTGGAGACCGGTTAAGCTTCGTCCGCTCACTGATGAAGAAAAAGCTGAGTATTTGGCATCAGGGTATTTAGAAACAGAGCTGCCTGATGGTAAGTTCGATTGCAGCATGCCCGATCACGGTCAGCAGATTCTCTTAACTACAAAGTGGAGTGACGAGATCTGTATTGATACGTGTGACATAGATCCTGATTACGGGATAGGACTTGAAGATCACGGCGACTGGGATGGAGTTCTGGCTTGGATGCCGGTGCCGAGAAAATATAAGCAGGAGGACGAAAAATGAAGATCATAGCAGGAGGTCGCAGAACCGGGAAAACAACTCAATTACTCAAAGAAGTCGAGAAGCGCGACGGAATTATAGTTACAAGTTCAAAAATGAGAGCGCAGCAACTATTTATTATGGCCCGAGATCTCGGAATTGATATAAGGATGCCCATATCTTTGTTTGATTTGAAACGCAGTAAGCTCACGGGTTCGATGATAACGAATATGTTCGTAGATGATGCTGAATATGTTCTTGAAAACCTTTTGTCTGATATGACCTGCGGGCGCGGACATATAGAGGCAATAACCATAAACCTCGCAGAATTGAATAACACCCTGATTGTGACATCGAACAACGGAGGCGGTTATGAAGATAGTACGGGCTGACAAACTAAAGCATCACTTTGAGAATGTTGTCGACGTCAAGCTCTTCACACCGGCAGAGATCTGCACGATCATCGACACCTTTACGGAAGAGGTCCCGATCAAAGAGATGGACCTCCGACCGCAGCCGAAGGCCATCGGAGGGACGGAATCATGACTGACCAGCAATATGAAGCACACAAGTGGCTGTTAAACAAAGAAGATGATGACAAGATAGTGACCTCCGAGGACGAGCTTCGCGAATTAGTGGAGCGCAGGAGCAAACTTCTGGACCAGGGTGTAGGCAATTATGACGCGGAGAAGATCAGAGGCGGATCTGATCCGAACCCGTCAGAGTCAAAGTTCATCGAATTCTCATATCTTTCGGCACAGATCGAGGAAAAAGAGAAAAGGATAGCAAGCAAGAACATCCAGAAGTACCAGGTCATCGAGAAGGTGAGCGATCCGCTCCTGAGAGCGTTCCTGATAGGCCGATATATCAACGGAAAGATATGGGAACAGGTGGGAAGAGACCACAATTATGAGAAAAGCCAGGCTCATGAGATAGGCCTTAAAGCGCTTGATGCGGTCTATCCCTACGTGAAGGAGGCCAAATATGGATAGTTTTGTGTCTTTTTGGGTAGGGATGTGCGTAGGCGCGTGCCTCGGCGTGATGATAATGAGCTTCATGATGGTCATACGCCAGACAGAGGAAAGAGCCGAGCGTGAACGTGAGAAGATGGCGAAAGGAGAACATTATCATGGGGAAACTGATTGACGCCGATTATTTGAAGAAGAGAATTGAACATTATAAATATCACACGTTCCAGATAGATGATGCCATTCGCGAAATTGAACAGGCTCCGACTGCAGGAACCGGTGACGAATTTGAACGCGGTTTTGAGCTGGGTTTTGAGGCAAGTCTTGAGACTTCGGTGTGGGAATGGCAGACATTCACAAACGGACTCGGCACGTTTAGGGGCCTGATCTGCCATAAATGTGGCACAAAACGCGCCCAGGTAGATCTTAACTTCTGCGCACACTGCGGAAGCAAGATGACGAACGCGGACGAGATCGGAGGCACATTATGACCAGAATCGGCCTGATCGTGCCATATTTACCGCAGGAAGAGACCGAGCACCTGTTTGAGCGCTGCATAAAAAGTATTGATAAACGCTTCGAGGTCTATGTGGCAATAGACTACGATCACGATGGCGTGTCTAATATGCGAAACGAGGGCATTGATGAGCTTATAAGGTCGAAAGTCGACTATATCACCTTCCTGGATGCAGACGATACAATGGAGCCCGACGCATACGATCAGATGATCGAGGCCATCGAGGAAGAACCGGAAGAACAGATCATCCAGCTCAACCACAGAAGGCGCAACCTTGAAGGCTTTGCTTATGTTAAGTTCTTCAATAAGAGAGGAACCTATGAAGCGAACAAGCTCCCGCAGTTTTGGTTTGTTGTGTGGAATAAGGCATATAAGGCGGAGCTCGTCAGATCCATCCGGTTCGTCCCAGGCTTAGATCATGGAGAAGATGAGATCTTCAACCTTGAATGTCTGGCGAGCGCTCGGAGGATCTACTGCAGCGAACGCATACACATGACGCATCACTTCGACAACCCGAAGAGCCTGAGCAAGATCGTCACGCCTGAGGACCTCATGGCAGAACAAAAATGTCTGATGAAGTTCATGAATGACCACATAACTGACCGGAAACTTACCGAAACGGTAAGAACCAGGCAGATAGAACTGTGGACTAACAAAGTATATCGCGAAGCGTTCGGAGGCATGTGATGGGAAGTTTTGATAAAGGAAAAGAGGAAGCGGTCCGCTGGATCAAGGAAAACTTTGAAAAGGGTGGCGAGTGCCTTGACGTTGGCGCGTGTAATGGAAAATGGCGCGATCTTCTGGGCGATTACTTCATTATGGACGCGGTCGAGATATGGCCTCTGAACATCCACAAGTACGAACTTATGAAAAAGTACAGGATGGTATTCGGCTCTGATATTAAGTTCTACAAATATGTGTATTATGACCTGATTATCTTTGGAGACGTCCTGGAACACATGACGGTCGAAGATGCGCAGGCCGTGGTCGATTATGCGAGAGACAGGTGCGACAATATGCTGATCGCGGTCCCGTTCCTGTATGAGCAGGGCGCAAAGAACGGAAACCCTTACGAGATCCATCTGCAGGCAGATCTTACTCCGGAACTGTTTAATGAGAGGTTTCCTGGCTTCAAACCAATATACATGTCGGAAGATTACGCCTATTATGTCAAGGCTGATTAGTCCATTAAATAAGACACTTGTGCAACATATCAAGAAAAACGGACGACAACGGAACACATCGGACTTAATCGGAATAGTTTTACAGATATAATCTAATTGATTAAGTGGCGGCCCAAATCACCCACATAAACCGTCATCTTAGTCTTCCTAAATAGCAGGCCCCGCTGATGCTCTCGCGGGGCTGCTCTTATTTTGGAGACATAACCATGCCAAAGAAAATAGATATTGTTTACATCCTCAAGGACGAATTCAACTGTGAAGAGCTGCGTTATAGCCTCCGATCAGTCGAGAAGAACTTCCCTCACAGATTCGTTTGGTTCGTCGGAGGACAGCCCAAAGGCTTCCATCCGGACAGAGCTATCCAACACAAACAAGTCGGATCTACAAAGTGGGACATGATAAAGAGTTCAATGTGGAAAGCCGTCGAGAACGAAGAAGTCAGCGATGACTTCTTTTTGTTTAATGATGACTTCTTTGTCATGAAGAAGTTCAAAGGTGAGTTCGTCAATTATGTCGACATGACACTGGCCGAAAGGATCGACGAGCTGAGACGGAATGTTCACCCGTGGCTCAACCCATATGGAAGGACACTGTTCAAGGCAGAGCAGGAGCTTATAAGCCTCGGATGCCCGACGATGAATTACGACGTGCATCTTCCGATGGTGTTCAACAAGGAACTGTTTAAGGCTTCGATAAACAAGTGCAGTTCTCCGCAGATGCGCTCAGCCTATGGAAACCTTAACGCGGTCCCTTTCGTGATACATCAGGACGTCAAGGTCTACGATATGGAAACAGTTCCGGAAGATCCTGACTTTTTGAGCACCGATGAGGACGTATTTGAGAAGGGCAGGGTGGGGGCCTATATCAGGAAACAGTTCCCAACACCTTCCAGGTGGGAGGGGTAGGTATGGCGCAAGATGGAAGATCAGGGAGTAAGTGGCGCAGGATCAGGCTAATGGCTTGGAACCGAGACAGGAAGATCCACGCTGTTTGTCATATCTGTGGCGAGCGTATTGATTATTCAATACCGGCATCGAGCGCCCCGCTCTCATGGGAACCCGACCATATCATTCCCTTCACGAAAGCGCCAGAGCTTGAGCTCGATCTCAACAACATCGCACCGTCACATATGCGGTGCAACAGACAAAGAGGAAGCGGAGCGGGCGACATGGCCCTCGGTCAGCGCACTCGAATCTGGTGAGAAAAAAGGTAGGGGACCAAAAATCTTAAAAACTTCGCCTCGGCGACAG